CACGGCATTCGCCGGCCCGATGTAGTCGATCACCTGGAGGACGCCCTCCACGAGCGGACCCAGCTTCTCGGTCAGGTCCTCGACCCAGCGCCCGAGCGTCTGCAGGCGCGCCGGCAGCTTGTCGGCGAAGCGCTGCGCCCAGGCCTCGATCTGCGGCCGGTACTTCTCCACGAGCTCGGTGATGATCTGAATCAGCTTCTCGAAGGCCGGCATCAGCGCCAGGCCGATCACGTTGCGCACGCCCTCGAAGGCCGACTTCATCGCGACCAGGCGCCGCTCGAAGTGGACCGCGGCCGCGGCCTGCGCCGGGCTGAAGATGATCCCGAGGCGGTGCGCCTCGTCGGCCGCCTCGCGCAGGCCGTCAGCGCCATCGTGCAGGAAGTGCGAGAGCGAGGCGAAGCCCTTGCCGAAGAGCATCGCGGAGATCGCGTTGCGCTTGCCCTGGTCGGCGAGCTTCGGGAGCTTGTCGGCCACCTGGCCCAGGAGCTCGTCGACCGGGCGCAGCTTGTGGTGCGCGTCGAAGACGTTGATCCCCAGGCGCCGGAAGCCCTCCGCGGCCTTGTGGTTGCCGAGCGCCACCAGGCCGACGTTGCGCGAGAACTTCGCCATGATGTTCGCGAAGTCGCCCTGCTCGACGCCGGCGAGCTTCGCGGCGTAGGCGAGCTCCTGGAACGTCACGAGCGCAATGCCGGTCTTCTGGCTGTTCTTGAGGGCCGCGTCGCCCGCGGCACTGGTGCCCTCCACGATGTGGAAGAGCGCGTAGCCCACGCTGCCGATCACCCCCACGATCTCGAGGAAGCCCAGGCCGAAGGCCTTGACCGTGCCCCACACCGCGGTCTTGACGCCGGCGAGCGCCTCGGTCACGCGCCCGAAGCCGTTTGCGTTACCCCACTCCCCGATCGCCTTGCCGGCGTCCGTGACCGGCTTGAACGCGGCACTCACCCCGGCGGTCATCTTCGAGAGGCTCGCGGTCCACTTGTCGACCGCGGTCATCACGACCGCCAGCGGGAACCTGATCATGGCGAAGAGCCTAGCGCGGCAGGGCCTTGCGCGCCGCCTCGTTCTCCGCCTCGAGGACCTCGAGCAGCGCCTTGCCCCAAAACTCGAGCCCCGCGGCGTCGAGCTCGAGCAGCTCGGTCATCCCCCAGTGGGCGTGTCGGCCGAGGCGGAGGATGCGGCCGGCCCAATCTGAGGGAACTCCTGGAGCCAGCCCCCGACCAGCCCCATCACGCGCATGTAGTCGTCCTGCTCGAGCTCCTCGAGCTCGCGCACCGTCAGGCCGCACAGGCCCGCGGCGAAGGGGTGCAGCAGGCCGAGCTCGGCGCCGGGCTGGTTCATGGCCATCGGCATGCGCGCCATGTCCTTGCCCTTCGGGCGCATCACGTAGAGCACCTCGAGGCTCTCGCTGCCCTGGGGAATCGGGTGGTTCAGCTTCAGGACCTCATGGGCCCTGGTGGGGACGGGCTGGGCCATCGGCTCAGATCTCCTCGACGCGCATGAACTCCCAGCGGCCGTCGAACTGCCCGGTGTCGGTGCTGGCCGTGCCGTCTCCGGCATACCAGCCCGCCGAGCCCATGATCGTCTTGCCGTTGGCGAGCTCGGCGACGCACGAGACGTCGCTCGCGGTGAAGACCTTGCGCAGGTCGTGCTTCTTCGAGTCGATGCACTTGCCCGAGATGTAGGGCACCTGCGGCTCGAGCTTGCAGCCGGCGACGCCGGTCGCCGACATCACGGCGGTCTGCTTCGGCGTGCCGAGGCAGTACTCGATGCCCTCGGCGGCCGTCGCGATCACCTCCCCATTCACCTTGAAGGAGAGGAGGCCGGCGACCCTGTTGTTGTTGGCCATGGTTCAGATCCTGCCGGGTGTCCCCGGGCTCAGACGATGAAGGCGAGGCGCGCGGCGACCACGCGCAGGCCGTTGACGAAGTTGGGCGAGATCACGGAGTCCAGGCGCGAGGGGTCCTGCGCGTTGCGCTCGCAGACGAGGTCGCGCTTGAACTGGTCGACGTCCTCGAGCAGGCCGCGGAACTCCCAGTCGAGCGCCAGCCCGATGGTCTCGGCGCGCAGGCCCGAGGGCGTCAGGATGAACTGCCCCGGCCCGAAGTTGGTGCCGTCGTCCGCGACCTTGTGGCGCGGGTACTTGGTGCCGATCAGCGCCGAATACTCGTAGCGCCACTGGTCGGCCAGCGCGCTGGTGTTGACGTCCAGCCAGGCCGAGTCGGCGCCGCCGAAGGCGTTGGTCTTGTACGTCGCGATCGTGCGCTCGATCAGGCACGTGCCGTCCGCGGCGACGATGAAGGTCGAGATGCCCGAGAAGAGGTTCGAGTTGCGCTCGGCCTGGGTCCAGCGGTCCTTCGGCGCCGGCGCCAGCATGCCGATCAGCGGCAGGAACTGCGTCGGGCGCGCCGGGTCGATCGCGAGCGACTTCGCGGTCTGCGCGGCCAGCATCGCCGCCATCTCCCAGGGCGTGGTCGGGGAGAAGTCCGTGCCCTGGATGTGCGAGCGGTAGGAGTTGCGCCCGTTGCCGAGCGTCTGCACGGTCGAGAGCGAGCCCGTCTTGCAGGCGAAGGCGCGCGCGCCGATCTTGCGCTGCGAGGTCTGGCGCGAGGCGAGCTCGCCCTCGAGGCTCGTGAGGTTCGTCGCGTCCGTGAACGGCACGACCATCTCCGTCAGCCACATGTCGCCAAGCGGGGCCCAGATGCCCGAGACGAGCGGGTCGCCGGTGCCGCCCGAGAGCGCTGCGGCCATGGTGGCCGTGAGCCCAGCCGGCATGGTCTCCCCGTCGTAGTACGAGTGGCGCAGGTCGATGTCGTTGCCCATCGTGCCCACGTGGCGCGCGGTCAGCGTCACGACGCCGGCCGAGGGGCTCGCCGTGACCGGCGCGTTGGTGTCCGCGTTGATCGCGGCCGCGAGCGAGGTCGCGAGTGCCGTGACGGAGGCGGCGATCGCGACGGCGATCGCGTAGCGCTCGCCGGCGACGTAGATTGCCGCGGTGCCGGCCTCGGTGGGCGAGCCGGTGAAGGTGATCGTGCCCGTGGCCGCGTTGCCGGTCGGGTCGGCGAGGCCGATGCCCCAGACCTCGGTCTCGGTGTTGTTCGCGAACCAGGCGAGCGCCATCTGGTGGAGCTGGCTGCCCACACCCCAGAAGGCCGCCGCCTGCGAGGCGTTCTGCAGGCGCTGCGGCACGAGCGCGGCGACGGAGCCGGAGCGGCGCTGGCCCACGAGCAGGCCCTTGTGCGGCATGCCCTCGGCGCCCTGCACGGCGCTCGACGCGTCGAACTCGAGCAGCACGGACGGGGTGCGCGTGGTCGGGGAGATCTCGTTGAAGCTGACCATCAGGGTTGCGGTCCTGCCGCGGGCAGTGCGGCGCGTTCGGGTTCGGCTGCCAGCTCCTCGACCTCGCCGGCGGCGAGCCGGCGGCCCCAGAAGCCGGTGCGAGGGTACTCCTCGCCGGTCACGGCGACACGCCCGGACTCGGGGTCACGGAGCATGACGCCGGGCGGGATCTTGACGAGGAAGGTCTCGGGGTTCGCCATCAGCCGGGCGCCAGAGTAGCGGTGTCGATGAGCCCTTGACCATCCCCTCCGTTGACGCGCAGGTCGGAACGCACCGTGCGCAGGGGGTCCAAGCCGCCATCCGGCAGCTCGCCGGCGTCGGTGTAGTAGCTGACCTCGAGCAGGAGGCGCAGGTAGGCGAAGCGCTCCTCGCCCTGCCGCGGCGGGTCGTAGACGTGCCGCTTGTGCTGGACGTCGTCCACGAGGCCCCCGAGCGTCTGGTCGTGCTCGAAGTAGAGCTCGACCTGGTCGGCCAGCACGTCCAGGGGGTCGTCGGTGCCCTCGCTGATCCGGTCGCGGTCCGCGGCGCCGTCCGCGAGGGGTTTTGCGCTGAGCGAGAGCTCGACCACGAGCTCCATCGCCCGCTTGTACTGGCGCGGGGCGCCCTGCTGGATGGTCTTCTCGACGTTGAGCGTGAAGATCGAGCAGCCGGGCAGCCCGTCCGCCCAGAAGGGGCGCACCCGGTTGGCGAAGACGCGCTGCTCGAAGGCGAGGTGCAGGTCGCGCAGGTCCTCGGCGATCGCCTTGCGGATGTGGTCCGGGCGCACGCGGGCGGGCACGGCGCGGCTCATGAGACCCTCTTGCCGATCAGCGTCGCGCCGCCGGTGCCGTCGATCTGCGGGGGCTCCTCGACGCCGTAGGTCACGCCGCGCACCGTGAAGCGGTCGCCCTCGGCCGGCGGGGCGGGGAGGTCCGCCAGGCGCAGCCAGAGGTTCGGCTTGGCGGAGACGACGCTCGCGCCCTGGTCCG